ATAAGGCATCCGGCAACTTTACTTGTCTGATAATCAATCGCACGCAACATTTCTTTCGACGGAACTCCACATTCTATTAGTAGAACTTCATCATCTGAAATGAGTGCATATCCATTACCACTACTACCAGAATTTATACATTTCATAAGCATTAGACCACCTCCTTGTAAACATTTTCCTTTCCATCAATCATTTGTCCAAATATTGCAACAAGCACATTCTTCACAATCGAATTCCCTGCTTGTTTATACAACTGTGTATTTGAATTTACTTCTTGTGCTTTTTCAAAATCATAATCTTTGAAATCCATTAATCTCCAACATTCTCTCGGAGTTAGTTTTCGTATTCTGTATTGTATATCAATGCAATTATTGGTTTGCATCACTAGATTGTCTTTCTGAACGCTTGTGAGCGTATTACTCGTTCCGTTTTGATTTATTTCCAAGCATTGCTCTGTATGTACTCCTGACGTTCTGTCTGATGGATTCTCCGGATTTCTGCCACGCATAGCAACGCAAACATAATTATCTTTTGGAACCGTACTTAATGTATTAGTCACTCCGTCTTTCCTTAACTCCGGCTCTCGATATTCATTAAATCCGTGTTGCAATTCGTGGTTTTCATATTGTTTTCTCAATGCTTTGCCCTCTTCCGTTCGCACCATTCGTATCGAACTAGCTTGTAAAATTTTCGGTTCTTTATTTCCGCCTTGCATTGTACTCAATGTTGGACTACACCACCCCTCGTCATAAATTCGGTTCGTACTCTCAAACTTGCTTTCAAATGAACCTATAACCTTTACATCTTGCATTCAATCACTCCGTTGTTTAATGATGCATATTTCCCTATTGAATTTCCGTCTTTTGAAACATGAGACAAAATACAATTAGAAATATCTTTTTCTTTTGGGTTGTTAAGTGACAAGTCTATTGCTTTCAACAACACAGTTTCCGTCTGACCGCAAATTGCTGATACCGGCATCATACCTTGCTTTGATACAATTTCCAATTGCTCTTGCCTTTGGCTTATTGACAGTTCCGTCAACTGTCCGTCTGTCCGTCTGTCCGTCTGTAGGAATTGTATTTTGAAGTGTTCCATTGTCAATAAGTTTTTGTATCAGCTTTTGCGCTTTCTCATTGTTTATGTAATACTTCTCATCTACTACATCTTCTAAATAGTCTTTCATTACTCTTTTTAGTTCTATTGGTTCTGGAAATGTAAACTTCCAATCTCCCAAAATGCTAACCATAAAGCAACGATTTCTATTTTGTGCAACTCCATAATTCTTTGCGTTTAGGTCTTGCCAATAATTCGAATAGCCTTTACTTTCAAGAAATGATATCCAGTTTTGAAAATCTTCTATATTTTTCTTTCCGTGAACCTGTGGCACATTTTCCATAAGCAGCACTTGTGGCAAATTCTCAACTTCATTCAACAATCGTTCCACTTCCCACAACAATCCAGACCTTGTACCACTGTCTTTTGCCATTCCTTTTTGTTTCCCGGCAACTGATAAATCTTGGCATGGAAATGAATATGTCATCAAATATGTAAACTTTTCTACATCTTCAATTCCTAAATCTGAACCATGAATTTGGGTAATGTCCATTTTTGGAAATTCTGTTCCATGAATTGAGTTATAACTTTTAATAGCATACTTATCGAGTTCAACCACTCTGTAATGTTCAAAATCTGCTCCTAAATCTCTAAGTGCCATTGCTTGACTTCCAACTCCTGCAAAAAGTTCAATCAACATAATGGGATTTTTAATTTTGAATAAAGGTTTTTCATCGTCTAAAAAGCTTAATTGTTCAAATTCAACCATTCTCTCTTAATCCTTTCCAACTGCCTGTTCAATTTCTGTGTAATCATCTGATTTACTTCCGGTGTAGAAAGAAGCAGGTATTCGATCTGCCATAACATAATCTGCACATCCGCAATTTCTTCAACCAAATTGTCTCTGCACTCTGCAATACTTTTCTCAGTCCTTTGACCGTTTCCGCAAACTCTCCACCACTTATTGATGGCTTGTGTCAATTCTGCCATCTCTTCAATGCACTGTCTGCTTTGCGAGTCATATCCGTAATGTTCGGCAATAATCTTTATTTTCTCTGCTTCGTCCATGCTATACATCCCCAAATTCGTTAATAGCTTTTAACTTTTTTCCAAGTTATCTATTTCACTTTTCTTAAGATCAATGGCTCGATCAAAATAATGTGCAAATATTTCTTTTGCTTTCTTATCATCTTTTTCTTCTAAGACAACTACGTTTCCTCCGATTAAACTCGCAACATCTTCTTTTTTAACGAACGAACTAAAATATCCGTCCGGGAATCTGCTTATCGGTTTATAAGTTTTTGGCTTTTCGTCCACTTCACATTCAGAATATGTGAGTTTTGGATTACTTCCGTATAGTCCTTTCAAAATGTAAAAATGTAATTTCATATACTATACCTCCACATCTTCATCTTTCGGAAACTGAAAAATCACATTATTGACATATTCGATTTTCGACTTTTTATCATCTGTGATTGTGATAATTCCGTTCGTTTTTGTTATTTCAAGTAATTCCCTAAACTTTTCTGAAGGTTCTATATTTTGAAAAACAACTGGCATCCCTGTATAAGCACTTCTCAACATTTCCATTGCTTTCATGGCTTTTTCTTGTATAGAATATTTTGCAACTGATGACATATACAATTCTGTTGGAGGAGCAGTACAACCTATCGTTGCTACAATCCTGTTGTCTTTTGTAATTGAAAATACAAATTTCTTATACGGAATATCTTGCATTCCATCCTGGCTAATTACTCTCATTTTCTATCCCTCCGTCACGAAACTTGGTTCTTCTTTCGCTTCCACGTCTGCCACAACTTCAAATGGCTGTGAATTTTCGTTTTCTGCGATTTTTCTGTGTGCAATCTCGCTTACATCTGTTTCAATTTCCATTCCAGCCATAAAGTTACTCTGCTGAGTCGGATTCTCAAAATCAAGTTCAATATGTTTGCAAAGTCTATGCAGCACTGTCTTTTTATACATTTCCCCGGTGAAATTCTTCCAAGCCGGAGAATTGCTCGCCTTACTGGATTTTCTTGTGTTCTCCAAGTCTGCAAGGCTCATTGTGTCGTATACCATTCCCCCATCGGCGAATAAGCACACTGCAAATGCGCCAATAATCTTTCCATCATTAAAAGCCTTTGGTTTGAAGTTGATTCCCTGCTCTCCGTTTTCGATAACTTCTTCGAATTCATCACCTTCACGAACAAGTTTTGCGTAAATATCCTTGATTGGACGGATAGAATACTTCTTTGCGAGTTTCTTTGCTCCACGATAATCCGTCTGATAATTCAACTGGCTTCCATATGGAACGAGGTATGCTTCTTTGTTGAAGAAGTCCAATCCCAGCGTAGCACCTTTCATCAAGCCGGACATAATCTCCGACTGCTTATACTCCATGAGTTTTGGGTTATCGTGGATCAGCGCAAGAGTATTCTGCACGAATCTCTGTTTATTAAAATCTTTCGGAAGTGCGTCATTCACGCTATCCAGTTTCTCCATTAAAGCCATATCAAATGTCTTTGGTTTCTGTGCTACTGTTCCTGTATTCTGCGTTACCACCTGTGTATTTTCTGACATAATTTATTCCTCCTCTTCTACTAACTAAAACTTGATTCTGGTTCTGCTTCCGGAAAAATATCATCAGTATCATAATCTTTATCAATAATGATTGATGTTCTTGCTCTAGTAAGACGCATAAGTAATATCTTGAAATCATCCATATACCTCAACGATGAAATCATCAAATCGTTTTCTAATGAAAGTGTATACGGTTTTTCTTTTCCACTATCCCGCGCCCATTTCGAAATAGGAATTTCGATATTAAGTGATTCATCGTGCTCGTTTTGAAATGTAATTACTGCTCTTTGTACATTTCCCCATGACGGTTTATCAAGTTCTTCTACGCTCATTTCGCAGTCTACACACGAATAAGAAACTCCATCATCGTAATCAATTTCCAATCCATCTGTATCAATTTCCTTTTCGCACCGCTTTTTCCAAATTTTGAACAAATCAGTTACTTTGATTTCTTTTTGCTCTGGCTCAATCATCAAATCTCTAAAATTTTCAAGGATTGTTTTATTTCCCATGCAAGCATCAGAATTAACAATTTCCGTCAAAACCGAATCCAGCTTAGGAAGATATTCGGAGAAGTCATATTTTTCGATATACGGAACCATAACCTCTGTAACTTTGTTTTTGATTGCTTTTTCCGCATCTCCCCACCGAAAAGCATCCTCTACTGCTTTTTCCATCATCTTTTTAAACTTATCTTTTACAATTTCTTTCACATCATCATCTGATAAAGACTGCATGGCAATATTGAGTAATTCCTCTTTCATTTATCTATTCCTCCATTTCTTCTACTACTCTTAATTCCCCATCGTACTTGTAAACCGCACCATCTGATGTATCTACTTCCGTCACAACCGCCTTTGCCTTTCCGGCTTTTACAATATCTCCAAGTTTCGGAAGGAAGTTGCAAGCAAAAACATAGTCTTTTCCGATGGCTTCTCCATGCTTTAAGTATCGTGCTTTAATTGCGATCATTCTTTACACCGCCCTTACATTTTCTACATGGTATCTTCCAAAACCACTCGTTCTGCCACTTCCAATTCCAAGTCCAAATCCTGCAATATTGATGATATTGATAATCTGTTCCGCAGAATATACATTTTCCATATAAGAAATTGTGAATGTTGCGCTCCATCCAGTAAATCGATTTAGATGAACAAGCACTGGACTTCCTTTCTTTGGAGACATCAATTTCTCATCAATAAAATGCTCTGCAAATTTAATCGGAACTAAACCGCTTTTATCCACCATGTTCACGTTTGCATCAAATTTTGTCTTGTACTTGTCGATCTCGGCGCGAACTACAGCGTCTCCGAAAGATTTTTTCAACCCAAAATCAGTAATGCAAGGCGCATTTTCCTTTAATGCTTTTGCAAGACCTTTTTCTGAAAAATCGGTAGGTTTTCCGTTATACCAGTGCATAGAGGTAATGATTTCTTCCCACGTATTAGGTTTTGTAGTGTCTTTTGCCTTATCCTTTCTCTTATCAATCAACTGCTTTGCATTGACATCATTCATTTTATTAAGGACTAAATCACTATCCCCTACTATGGTTACTTCCATAAACTTATTTCCTAATGGCTTTAATTCAATTACATCTTCATTTTTCATTTTTATATCCCTCTTGTATGATTTTCTATTTGACCGCCCAGTTCGTTGCAATAGTCTGTTTTCTTATATGCTCTTCTATTCTTCGGTTTCGTAATCTTCATTATTCTGTCCTATTCATTCGTAAAGTGTGGTTTCAGTTGCTATTGCAACCAACAAGACGGTCAAACTGTTTTTTTCGTTATCCTATGTTGTTATTTACTTTTCTAAGTTATACTGAATTTTACTTAGCTGTTTCCTGCCAATGATAGGCGTAGGTATTGACTTGAATGTTTGCGATGTTCTGTTTTTTCCTTTCCTATAATCTATTTCGCTATTGTTTTTTGAATTAAAATTTGATCGCTGGAAATCAAGCCAACAACTACACCTACCATTAAACAGATATTCAGTTGTTAAATGCTTTCAATCGCTTCAAATACCTGTTCCAATTCGGAAAGTGTATGGTATTTTCGTTTAAATGTTTCTAACTCATTCAATGCCTTTTTCAAAAGACTCTGATACTCGTTTTCTTGAACAAGGAATTGCTGTGTCGGCTGATATGTATTTTTCTCCGTAGTTATGTGAAAACATCGCACCGGCTGTTCTTCACTTGTTTTTGGAGTAAATACCAACATCCTCAATACATTTCCTGCCTGTTGCAATCGGTATCGTTCTGCTGCCACACTATCATCCCATTCAAAGCACTTGTGAAGTTCAGACGTTTCATCTCTAGCCTTTTCAAGAATTTCTTGTGGTGTAACTTTTTTATCTCCGATTTCATCAGCGACTTTTTGAGCATCAGCCTTATAAATTCCTTTGATTCTCCATTCTGCTCTCATTTTCCACTCCTAATCAAACATTTCTAGCAAACTACAAGCTCCTTATCATTAGAAACAAACAATTTTATAACTTGGCAGTTCATATCTGGAAATCTACCATCGCTGACCGCTTCCGAATTATCTACGAAAAGAGGGCAACTAACTTCATATAATTCAGATAGCGCCTTGCAAATATACATTCCTGCCACGATAGATTCTCCATTACTCATATTGGTTCTTCCATCCCACTGACATTCACAAGTTTCTCTGATTCCAGAATTTATCTGAACTTCAAAAAGTTTAAACGTAACTCTTCCCCCAAACTTCTCGTTAATCACAGAAGAAATTCGATTCATTTTCTCTCTGATAAATTCTTCTGTTAAATCAATCATTTGTTCCTGTTCTGCAATCTTCTGTCCGACTTCCGCTTTTTCTTTTTCCAACTCTGCAATACGCTCTTTAACTTTTGAATTGTCCACAGATTTGATTTTCGCAATAATATCTGAGATTTCATCACGCAAAACAGCTTTTTTTGCTTCTAATTCTGTTTTTCCAACTGTTTCTTTGCTCATTTCTTCGATTTCGTTTTCCAACATAAGAATCTGTTCGCTGATTTTTTGGTACTCTTCATTTTTTGACATATCGGCTACAGCCGGGATTGAATCAATGATTTCTTCCTTTTCTTTTAATGTTTCTTCGAATTTTGCGATTTCTGCATTGACTGCTTCCAGTTCCTGTTGTTTATCATTAATGATTTTCTGATATTCTCGAATATTATCTGCTGCTTTCTGTCCTTTTTCTGTAATGGATTTCAGATTGTTTTCTCTGTTCTTTTCAAACTTTTCTTTATCTGAAATGTAGCGTTCTTCATATTCAGCCTTCGATTTTTTATATCTCTCTTCGTCATTTTTTTTTCTTTCCTCATAATCAGAAATACGCTTTTCTCGAACTTCTTTCGGAAGAGATTGACCGCAAGTCGGACAAATCAAATCGTCTTCTGCAAGTTCCGGCAATGGCGTATATTCTAGGAATGTCTTCATTTCTGGGAACACGCTTGCTTTTTCGCGTCTCCATTCATCTATAAATTTCTTTTTATCAGTTTCCGCACTCTCTTTTTGCTTTTCTGCGCTTTCGATATCCACCGCAATAGAATTAGCCTGTCTTTTCAAAGACATTAGTTTTTCTTCTACTTCGTTGCATTCAGAAGCCACACCTCTTCTCTTTTCCATCAGAATCTCTGTTTCTTTATTGCTGATATCGCTTAAATCAAATTTCAGGTTCATCACTTGTTCTCTTTTAGCATTGATCTCTTTGCTTTTCTCAGTTCCACCAGCAAGTTTATCCTCTACTTTTTTCAAAGCAGTTTCTTTCGCAGCTTTTTCCACTTCAAGAGCACCGACATCTACTGTGACAAGCTGTTTCGATACTTCATCAATGCGTGCCGGGATCTCTGTCATTTTCTCTTTTAATGTATTCTTCGCTTTTGTATACTTTTTCAGAATATCGTCCGTGCTTGCGATTTTCAGCTCTGGAATAAGTTTTAAAAACTTTTCTCCGTACCCCTCTGCAATCTGAACATCTGAAGAATCTGCAACGAACTGCATCAAGATTTCTCTCTGTTCTTTCCACGGTAAAGAAGTAAATGCGATCGGATTTGTAACAAGGTTGAAAATCTTTTCGTCAATCATGCCGGAAATAAACTTTTTAAAATCTTTTTCTGATTTCGGATAACCGTTGATTTCAAACTCATTAACATTTCCTTGAAACTCTGTTGTTCCTGTCCCTCTTTTCTTCACAAATTTTTGTTTTTGAACTTTTTTCAAGGTATATTCTTCTCCATCGACAGAAAGGATTGCTTCTACGCATATTTCCAGATTGTCAATCATCTTTCCGTCTTTATCTAATGTGCGAATATCAAACTTTGCACTTCCATGCGAATCTTTTCCGAACAACAACCATGTGAAAGCATCAAATACCGTTGTCTTTCCAGTTGCATTTGCGCCATATATTTTCGTTAATTCGCCGAATGAAATTAACTTGTTCACACATCCCTTAAAATTCTGGATGTGAATACTTTTTAATTTAATTATTTTCATACATCTTCTTTCCTTTCTACTTAATTTATTCACATTTTTTAATTGATTATATATGTACCTCCGCGCTTTTTTGATTTTCTTGAGCGTACTTTTCGACTTCCAGTCTGGTCATTGTCTTACACTCTAATGCGTACGGATCTTCCCAGCGGATGATCCACAAAATAAGCTCCTCGTTCATTTCATTAGGTGTTCCGCTATTTCTCTCTCTATTTCTTGTGCTAATTTTTTCATTTCCTCTTCTATTTCTTCTCGCGTCATTGCGGATAATTCAAATATTTTTTGCATTAATTCTTCTGCATGTTTTTTTTCACACGATTCTTCGAGGGTGTTTCTTATTCCTCTTAATATCGCG